GCGGGCTTAGTCCCTAATGATTCGGGGGATTCGTACCCATCTGGAAATTTCGCTTGGGTGTCTGCCGGGCTGGTGCCTGATGATGAGGGGGCGGCGCCAGAACATGAAGTGGATTCGACGGTTATAGGCATAGGTGGCATAACACAAAGTATTCTTAAGGCGTCCACTGTGGATTCTGTTTTGTCCGGCATAGGTGGCATTGCCGAAGCGTACAGTAAAACAGCGCTTGCGGATTCATCGCTATCCGGCATAGGGGGTATAGATCAGGCAGTTATAAAAATAGCCGTCGTCGATTCCACACTGTCAGGCATTGGCGCCATACTAACCGACAGCAACCGGGTGGCACTGATAGATTCCACGATATCGGCGGTCGGGGACATTGCCGAAGCGTACAGTAAAACAGCGCTAATTGATTCCACAATATCGGGCCTTGGCGCTATAACCGAAACGATAATAAAAATAGGGATTGCGTCTGAGGTCACAGGGGTTGGCCATATAGATCAGGAGATACTTAAAGCAGCCCTGGTCGATTCGGACGCAATCGGCATAGGTAGTATAAGCCAAGAGAAATTAAAAATAGCTGCCCTAAGTTCTACACTTGAGGGCCTGGGCGTAATAGCACAAACGGCATACCGGGACGACATTGACACAAGGCCGCGGATATATTTAATCGGATCCGTATCAAACCTGATAGCACTCTCTGCAAATATCGAAAGCTTGATAACCCTATCCGCCAATATTGAAAATACAATAACACTGAAAGGGAGTATCGAATAATGCCATTTACTGATTCAGATAAAAACGACCAACTTGACGGGACTGGTATCACGCACGTAAGCCTCCACACAGCGGATCCTACGGCGGGCAACGAAGTATCGGGCGGATCCCCCGCGTACGCGCGCAAGGCCATAACTTTCAACGCCGCGGCGACGGGGGAGAAGGAAGACGACGGGACCATATTGACGTTCGACGTGCCCGCGGGAACAACCGTTACTCACATAGGTTATTATGACGCGTTGACAGTCGGAACTTTGAAAGGTTATGATGCTATAACCTCTGAAGTTTTCGCCAGTCAGGGGGAACTTAAAGTCAATTCTGTTACGCTGTCAATTACGGATAGTTAAAGGGAAGTCATGACTGATGCAGAGTTCATCATAAGGATATTGGCCCAGTGCGTGGATGCTATGAACAAGGGACAGTTTAGCAAAGCTGACTTAGTATTCATAAAAGCAGCACTTGAGAAACTTTTAAGCGCTACCGACAAAACCCTTGCGAGGACCAACACACCATGACTGAGACGAATCAAGATTTTAGTCTATACTCCGGTGAAGATAAAGTCCTGGAGATAACCGTCACCAAGGGCGGCGCCGCGTTAGATATGACAGGCTACACGCTTTACTGGTGTGGACTACACGTTGTTAAGGATCTGACAGACGGCATAGCTTTGAAGTCAGGCGAACCGGACGTGGCGTTGATTACTTTGGATTCCGTTGACACGATTGGGGTCACGGGCGTAGGTACCCACCAGCTGGTTGCGACGGATCCGACGGGGGAAATCTCCGTAGTGACCACAGGTAGTATGGTTGTCACTAAAAGCCGAGTGGGTTGTTGCTCATGAAGAGACGGACGGCCGCACCCGTAAAGAGTCAAAAGGGTATCGAACGGACCTACCAAAAGGGGTTGACGAGGCTCGCGCGGACATTAGTAACCAGAGTCAAGCAAGAGATACTCCCGTATTTAAAAGCCCAACAGGTATCTTATACTTTAGATTCACTCGGGGACGACTTGATAAAAAAGTTCAATAGGCTTAACGCTGAATTTTCCGGGTTACTTGTTTCGGAGTATGCCGAAGAATTAGCGCAAACGGTCGTAATGAAAACATTTAAAGCGAATAAAAGCAAGTTCGACCGGACGTTACAACGGGTGCCGGGCGTTGATGTCGGATCCGCTATCAGAGCGGAGGGGCTGGAAGATTTTACCGCCCTGAGTATCAAAAAGAACGTGAACCTAATTAAGACACTGCCTGAACAGTATTTAAGCCAGGTGGAAACAATAGTCACAAACGGCGTATCAAGCGGCTTGCGGTATTCTGAGATAGAAAAACAAATAGTTGCCAAGACCGGATCCGCAGGGGCGTCCCTGGGCGGAAGGGTGAAGACCATAGCACGCAATGAAATCCAGACCATTAACGCACAGTTGACACTCAGGAGAACTAATGGACTGGGTGTAAAGCTCGGTATCTATCGGACTTCCGAAGATGAGGTAGTCCGGCCCTGTCATAGGGAATTGAACGGTGTGGAGTATGGCCTGGCCGAAGGTGCCTGGAGTAAGACGTGCGGGAAGTTCATCCAGCCGGGCATAACAGACATAAATTGCCGATGTAGTTTCTCACCTATAATCGAGGTGGAATAACATGCTGGTATTTGTGGATCAGAAAAGCTTACTAAAAAAAGCGGTTAAAGATGCAGCAGACGAGTATTGCAAAATGCTCGATCAAATAGGGGACACTGAAAAATTGAGTTTAAAACTTGAGCTTGGCGGATTCGGATGTAATGTATTAATCGATGCAAGTACTGCGGGGGTTATACAACATGATTAAAATAATCATGGTAATGGCGGGCCTATTCGTAGCTATCCAACTTATCACACTGGTAGTGGGCGGCGGATGATATGAAAACTTTTCTGCATGATGTAAGCACTGTCCTGGTCGCATCAATCAATAAAGACTCAGGATTCCTAACGGCGCCGGTCAAACTGGCACGTACGGGGGTGCAGTATTACTACGGGTATGAATTGGGGTTGACTGATAGGCCCATGGACAAGATCGGAGTTTTCCGGTCGGCGGACGAAGTGTTCAGCGCGGCGAGTTTTGACAGTTACATAAACCTGGTGGTTACAGATAATCACCCGGCCGATTTTGTAACCACAGATAACGTCAAGGCGCTTCAGAAAGGCACGGTATCCAACGTAGTACGGGACGGTGATGAGCTATTCGGGGCTATAACGATAACCGATAAAGACCAGATAGCGAAGATCCAGGACGGTAAAAAAGAAGTATCTCTGGGATATAGTCAAGAATTGAAACCCTTGGTTGGTACACATAATGGAGAAGGATACGAGTTCATTCAAACAGGTATCCTTGCCAACCATTTAGCAATCGTGGGCAAGGGCCGATGTGGTCCTAACTGTAAACTGATCGTAGATAAAAAAGGAGCGTGCACAGTGAAAATTAAACTAGGTGGGATCACATTTGATGTGGACAACGAGCCCTTGGTCCAGGCCATCGAAAAGATGAAGGACGAGTTCAAGGAGAAATTGTCTGCCGAGGAAGAGAAGGCCAAGAAGGAAAAGGAAGACAAGGAAAAGGCGATGAAAGAAAAAGACGCTGCCCTTGCCTTGGCCGACTCTCTGAAGAAAGAGAAATTGACGGACGCGGATATCGGCGCCCTGGTGGGTGAACGGGCCAAACTGCTTGCGGATGCGGTCGCTATCTTGGGCGATAAGATGCCCGAGTGTGTGGATTGCCCGGCGCAAATTAAAACCCTGGTTGTTGAAGACGTACTGCCGGACATGGACCTGAAAGACAAATCCGAAGCGTACCTTGACGCAGCTTATGACATCGCCATTGAGCGATTCAAGGCCGGTAAGAAATCGACCGACGATTTGAGCGGGGATTTCAAGAAGAAGAAAACCGAAGACGGCAAGGAAGTAACGCGCGAGGGCGCCCGCGACAAGTACATGAAAGACCAGTTGAAAATCGTTTAAACATTTAAAGGGGATAAAAATATGCCAGTACAAGATTCGACAGATTATTTGGCTGCTCATGGCGCGGCTTATGAAGGCCAGCGGTCCGACCTGGGCCTCATTAACGTAACTTCCAAAGTGGCAGAGGACGGAGATATCCCGTTTGGCCGTGCAGTTGTCCGAGGCACCGCAGACAATCAGGCAAAATTGCCCACTGCTACGGGTCAATCATTTGTGGGCATTACCGAAATGACCACGGCGTGGTCAGAAAATGCCAGCGACCTACACGTGTACCCACAGTATCGGGGGATGAACATTATCAATTTCGGTGAAATGGGGGTCTATACCGAACAGTCCGTGGTGCCGGGCAATGACGTTTTTTTCCGTCACACTGCCGGAACAGCGCCGCTCGATGTCGTGGGCCGATTCAGAAAAGACCTTGACACGAACAAGGCCGATCAGATTATTGGCGCAAAATTCGAAAGCACAACGGCTGCCGGCGGGATCGCAAAGATCAGCATTACCGCCCCCGGAACCGGCGTCCTCCTGTCTCCCGACAGCTCCGAGACAATCACCGCTACCACAGCGGTTGCCGGGATTGATACTTCCATTACCCTTGTGGATACCACATTGGGTGCAATGGCCGCCTCTCTCGCCGATGGTGTTGCCGGTCAGATCAAAAAAATTCTGATGACCGTTGATGGCGGGGACTGTGTTATCACGCCTGCAAACCTTGCTGTGGGCGCCACCCTGCGGCTAACTGATGTTGGTAGCAGCTTTACCCTTCAGTTTGACGGCACTAACTGGAATGTAATTGCTCGTGAAGGTCTGGCGGTTGTAACAATCACCGCCACGACAACGGCCGCCATGGCGCTTGATGTTGATATTTTTCTTTTTGACACTACTGCGGGGGCTTCCACTGGCGGGCTGGCTGCCGGTTATATAGGCCAACGGGTTGCCATGAAAATGATCGTTGACGGCGGGGACCAGGTAATTACCCCGGCGCTGTTGACCGATACCGGAACAGCTATCACTTTTGATGGGACAGATTTTGCAGCATTGATTTCCGATGGAACTAATTGGCTGGTGGATGGAACGCCAACCGCGACTGTGGCATAATACGCCTAAATAATTAAGGAGACATTAACAATGAAAGTTTATGATGCCGCAACGGGGTTTGCTTTTCTTCTGTCACAGCTGACAGCCATTGAAAGCAAAATGTACGAAAAGCATTACAAGGCAATCACCTATCCGGAAATTATTCCGGTATCGAACGAGGCCGGGGAATGGGCCGAGTCCATTACGTACTTTTACATGGACGGACGCGCGGTCGCGAAGTTCGTGGGAACTAAATCCCTTAACGTGCCCATTGCCGAGATCGGTACTGAAAAAGTCACTGTACCGGTAGAACTCGGGGCCACTGGCTACGAGTATTCAGACGAAGAGTTGCGCCAGGCGATCCAGTTGGACCGCGACCTGGTGAACAGCAAAGCGAATACCGCACGCCGGGCCTACGAAGAGCTGGCGCAATCTGTGGCTATGGTTGGGGATACCACACACAATCTGCTTGGCTTTATCAACAATACGAACGTAACAGCGGCCACGGTTGTCGATCCTGGATCCGGTACGACTTGGGCGGTAAAAACCCCGAATCAAATTTTGTTCGATGTGAACGACTTCATGGGTGATATTTTCGTTGACACCCTGCAAGTTGAGCGGGCGAATACTCTCCTGCTTCCTACAGCCCAATGGAACTACATTGCAGGCACGCCGCGAAGCGATAACAGTGACACCACGATTCTCTCTTGGTTGATCGCTAACAGCCCGTACCTGTCTTCCGACCAGGACGTTCGGCCCGTCAGTGAGCTTGCGGGCGCAGGTGCGGGTTCGTTAAATCGTATGATGGCATACGACAAGGACATGGATAAAGTGGTAATGCATGTCCCTATGCCTCTCCGATTCTCCGAGCCCCAGCGTAAAGGCCGCGGCTTTGAGATTCCCGGGGAATTTAAAATCGGCGGTGTGGAATTTAGATACCCCGGGTCCGCACGTTATGCGGACGGCATTTAACCATAAGTCAAGATTAGTCTTAAAGAGGAGATCAAATGACTTACATTTTAAATAAAGCTACAAAAGTAATTGTAATTAAATCGCATGGCTTGCCAACCATGCGCCTTTTTCCTGGCTATAACCGAGTTGCGGACGATGTGCAAAATTACTTCACAACGCCCGCGGCCAAAGCGTATCTTGATGAGTGGCTTACGGTCGGGACAGAAATCCCGGCGGGTAGGGAGCAAGAAGCGGATACGTCTTTTGACAAGAACGCCACTTTGAACGAGGCGCAACGGGTAGTCAATATCGGTAACCCGGATCAGAAAGTAAGTTCTGAAGTTGAGGACTTACGGAAGAAAATTGCGGACCTGGAAACGAGATTGAAGAAAAGGAAATAAAAAATGGCTGTCACTGTGGCAGAATTTAAAACAAGATTTCCTGAATTTGAAACGGCGGTGGAGGCCACTGTTCAAATGTTTCTGGATGATGCTGTGGTAATATTGAATGAGACATACTGGGGGGTAAAGTATAATTTAGGCTTATCTTATTATACAGCACACCACTTGTCCTTGGCTTCGAAATCCTCCTCTGGGGCGGGCGGTTCTGTGGGCCCGGTAGCTGGCCGAAGTGTGGACGGTGTGTCCGTAAGCTTCGCCACTGCCGGGCTTAATACCACAGGTGACCAGTTTTACAGCTCTACGACTTACGGTCAACGGTATCTATCACTTGTTGCTTCCTTAGGGGTTTCGGCCTATGTCATTTAAAGTAAAGACTGCACATACCTCGTCTGGTAAACTTAAGCAGATTAGGAAGGTGATGGCCAAGGGCGGATTTGTGGAGGTGGGGGTGGTTGAATCCACAGTCCATGACGAGGCGGAAGGGTTGACCGTTGCGGCGATTGCATCTTATAATGAGTTCGGCGGGCCGGATAATAACCCGCCGGAACGTTCGTTTATGAGGAGCACTTTACGGGATGAAAAAACGAACATAAAGAAAATGAATAAAAGTTCTCTCAAACGGATAGTACAGGGGGAGATGACGACCAAAAAAGGGCTGGGGCTTTTAGGTTCGTACCTGTCTGCTAAGATCAGTCAAAAGATTGTAAAGATAAGAACACCGAAAAATGCAGACTCCACCCTGGCGGCTAAGTACCCAAAGACAAATCCGTTGATTGATACGGGCCAACTTAAAAACTCCATAAACTATAAGGTAACTGATGGAAAACTTCGTTGATGTTTCGGAAGCGTTTGACGGGTTGCTGCAATCCGTAACCCTGTACCGACCTGGTGCCGGATCCTATGTCAACGGCAAATGGGTGGGCGGAACGGCGACCACTCCGACGATTCAAGCGGTCGTACAGAACGCCACACCGGATGACATGCTGACAGTGCCCGAGGGGTTGAGGTCAGAAGAGGCAATCAAACTTCATTCGGCTGATCCGCTCCGGTCGGTGGTTGAGGTCGGCAAGACGAACGCGGACCAGGTAACATACGACGGAGCCAAGTGGCTGGTGCAAAAAGTATTTAATCGTAGAATAGGCGGGTATTATAAAGCTGTGGCCATGAGGATTAAATCGAATGTCTCTTAGTTTATCAACTATAGAAACGGCCCTTGCGGCCCTGGTAAAGTCGATCTTGACTACTGATACCGCTATCATTGCGGACCAGAACGCGCCGCGACCTTCCGGGATTTATACCCTTATCAAGATAGTTGATATCGGGACGGCGGGTGTTGAGGCAAGTACGTTTGAGGATCAGGCCGGACCGGACATTGATTTGATTGAGACGGTGGAGGCCCAACGAGATTTACTCGTTTCATTTAACTGTTTCTACGGTTCAGCCATGACGCGTGCAAATAAATTACGATTGCTTTTGTCCTCTAACTCCGCTGTGGAACTTATGAACGCGGCCGGGCTTGGGGTTGGTAAAGTTAGCGACATTCGGGAAATGACTTCCGTAGTGGACGGGCTGTTTGAACCAAGGGCGCAATTTGATTTAAATATGTATGCTTCCGACAGTGAAGATTTAATCACACTTGCTATCTTGACTGCCGAGATTAACGGGGAGTTTCAAGAGGGCGGTAAGTCGATTGACATTGAAATAAAGGAGACGTAAAAAAATGACTATTCCGGTAAGTTCCGTTGTATCAGTAGCAATAACTTTAGGGGCTGTCTACCCGTCGAAAGCCGGCTTCGGTACGGCTCTCATTGTTACCAATGAAACCGGCGTAGTGGGTGTGGCTGAAGGGATCCGGTTCTATTCTGATGCCGATACCGTTAGCGCCGATTGGGGATCTGGTTCTGAGGCATACCTTGCAGCCCAGACGTACTTCGGGCAGCAACCGAAACCGACGACACTCGCAATCGCGCCAAGGTTCGATGCGGACCAGGCGGCCGAACTGAGGGGCGGCAGTAATAGCCTGTCAGTGATTGCGACCTGGGCGGCCATTACCGACGGTACTTTCACAATTTCCATTGATGGTGTGGAAGAGGACATCACCTGTGGTACCATGGCGGCCGTGACCACTTTGGGCGGCGTTGCAGCAATCATTGAAACGGCTCTTCAAGTACCTGGGACGGGCGGGTTTACTGCGGCAACGTGCGACCATGACGGGGAACGTTTTTTTATTGCTTCCGGGACTGCGGGAGCCTCTTCGACTATATCTTTTGTTACCGCCACTTCCCCGGCGGCCGGAACTGACATTACCGATTTGTTAGATATGGCGTTTGGGGATGGCACGGTTGCCGATGGGTTTGTCGGGGAAACAATTACCGAAGCGCTATCCAGGATTAACATTATCAATTCCGCATGGTACGGGTTTCTATTTACCAAAGAAATGCGAGATGGTGTGGTAATTAATACCGAGGACGGTGTCGAGGCGGCGGCCGCATGGGCAGAAGCGAGGGTCAAAGTTTTCGCTAACACATCCAATGATCTTGACGTGCTTGACTCAGTATCCACCACAGATATCGCGGCTGTTTTGAAGACAAGTTCTCTCCGGCGAACCATCACAACTTTTTCCAGCCACCCGGCACAATACCCGTCCGCCTCACTTCTGGGCCGGGCATTTACGGTTAATTTCAACCAGCCTAATTCAACCATCACCATGAAGTTCAAACAGCTTCCTACGATCACGGTGGAAGACTTGAACACTACGAAGGTGACCACACTCAACAGCAAGAGAGCGAACGCCTATATCGACGTAGGCGGCAACGCAATGTATTCTGAAAGCTACATGGCGAACGGGGTATTTTTCGATGAGGTTCACGGGGTCGATTGGTTGACGGAAGAAATCCAGAATGAAGTGTTTGGCTACATGCTGACCGTTACCACTAAAATCCCGTACACTGATAAAGGTGTGGCACAGATCGAGTCCAGGGTTACGAAGGCCCTTGACGCCGCTGTGAGAAACGGGCTGGCGGCCCCTGGTGAAACGATTGACGGGGAGTACTTGGCGAGGGGCTACAAGATAACCACTATCCCCGTTGCAAACGTGTCTTCCTCCGATAAAGCTTCCAGGGCATATAATAGTTTGTCGTTCATCGCATTGGGCGCGGGCGCCATCCATTCCGTTCAAATTAATGGAGTTTTCGAAAGTTAAAAGAGGGGTAAAACATGCGTCCATATTCGTTTAAAAATACCGTCCTGCTTATCAACGGGCTTGAGATTACTGGTTGGACTGAAGGGGACGACGTCATCAAAGTCGAACGCTTTGACGACAGCACCAGTCATGTAATCGGTGCTGGCGGGGAAATGACGGTGGCACTATCTGCCGACCGGTCCGGGTTCTTTGAGTTCAACTTACAGCAGTCTTCGGAAAGCAATATCTATCTGACTGCTTTGGTGGCCGCTCAGGAGACAGGCACGTTTGTTCCGGTCGGGGTTGCGTGGAAAGACACCCTTGGAGGCGACCTGATGAGCGGCGCCCAGGGGTATATCCCACGACCAGCAAACCTGCAAAGGGGATCCGGCGTGAATGCCCAGCTATGGCGGGTAGTTGTTGAACGTCTTGACATGATCCACGGCGGAGTCGCCGCACTGTAATTAATATGGAGTCTTGAGGAGGGCATAAAATGGGATGTCAGGAAGAAAAAAAAGAAATAAACGGCAATGAGTATTATTGCATTCAATGGCCAGCGAGTAAGGCTTTGAAAAAAAAGTTCCGCCTGGTGCAATTATTTGGCGGGGCTTTCTCAAAGCTTGTATCTCTTACGGATACAAAAGGGGGCATGTCCGAAGAGGCAATCGGCGGGTTTATTAGCGGT